GTCCACGAAGTTCCGCCATTAAGGTGCTGATTGCTGTCTGACTATAATCAACTATTATCATAGGTTTCCTCTTCGGGCCACTTCCAATTAAACTTCTTTAAGTTGGCGTTCAACTCACCTGCATGAATCAACTCCTCGAAAGTCTCAAATAGCATTTCAAACTTCACATTGTATAGCTGCTTCATACCAAGAAGCATATTCAACAAGGCATCTTGATTCTTTGCATCAATGTTTATCTTACCTACAAAATGTGCCACAGAATCAATATCATCGGTTACCTTCCAGCAATTCATGATTTCCTGCTCTAAATCAAATCTATCCTTGGGCTTCATTAGTCAATCCTCACGATTAAAATGTCTGTGGTCATGCGTCCCTTCATTTCCTTGCACTTCGCCTTGATATCGTCAAACCAATTTACAGTTTGATTCTTACGGAGCTTCATCACTTCAGAAAGTTGATCCTCAGGCTTGCGAAGAATCTTTTCACAGGTGTTCTTGAACCCATAAATCTTCGGCCCCTTCACAAACAAACTATCCTTAGTTTCTGCCTCGTAGTATCCAAGACGGCGCTTCTTGGTATCATAGACCCAAACCATGTTGGCACCAATGATGTCAACAGGGTTACAAGACTTGATACCATCATGTTCCGCCTTGAAACGAATCTTGCTTGCCATCTTCTTCTTGTCCACAGGCTTCTTTTTACGAATACGTGTTGCCTGTACCTTAGTTTGTTCCTGTGAAATACGGGACATCACCTCAGAGAATACATCAATAATCTTCTTGAAGTTTCTCTTACCCACATAAGAATATCCTTCCACAAGCTGTTCATCCTCGCCATTATACGCCATGTGCCACTCGGCAAGGTTCTTGCGAAGATATTGCTGAATCAACTTGAGCTGGGGACCTTTGAAATTCTGGGTGAGAATCTTGCCAGCCAGTTCATCCGACGAAGGAAGAACGCCATCAAAAGCATCATCTACATGACCATCAAGGTCTGCCAAGATGGAAGATACCTGTGTGCGAATTCTATCCTGAATAGTGGGACCAGTATTTACCACCTTAGGAGATGCTGTACGAGTCTTTGAAACTCCCGTAAACTCCATGACATAATCTCGAATCTTTTGTGCATCCATGTTCTTCAAAGGAAATCCTTGAAGTTGCATCCGAGCCATGATGCAGATACTAGAACGAATATTAGAGGTTTCACGCCACAGAGCAATATCCTTCTTGGCAGTAGTAGGACGATGCTCGCGGATCCATTGCTCCATGTACTTCATGAGGTCCTTTTCACCGGCACAATAGTTATGCCAATTCAATCCTCGAAGTAGTTCTGCGTTATATCGTTCATCCTTGATGATAACATCATGCCACGTAGGTTCCTCAGGAATTAATCCAGTCTCAGACGCCGGCGGGAGAACCATATGCAAATTAATCATGACACACCTCAAGATGTTGAATGGAATCGAACCGGAAGGACCGCCACCCATAATTCTCTACATCCCATACTGCACAACTATCTGAACCTTGTTTCCAAGTATCTTCTTTGCTTTCAGGAAGATGTTGTTCCTGTAACGTGCATTTCATAACACGGACTGTGCCATCACCTTTTGTGAATGTCACATTTACAATACCATTTCGGAGAAGATTGCGAATCCCCTCTTTTGTAATACCATCCATAACCATGTACTGCCTCCATGTATTAGAGTACAGATGTAATATACTTAATTTTCACAGAAAAGTCAAGTAGCCTGTAAGTGCTTATATTTCAATCACTTAGGACGTTTCACCATTCGAAACCAACTCCCGGGGTTCCAATCCATATCCATGTCGGTGATGTTTTCTACTTTTGTGGCAGGTTCTGACTTATTCAATGCATCAGCAAAATTCTTGGTAGGAGGCATCACCGTTTTTGGAACATCTTTTTTCATAGAGATGTTGGCGGCAATCACCATGAGAATGGCTAATGGGTCAAACACAAAGATTAACAGAAGTACAAGTAAACGCACTGCCTTGTCAATGGTATTGGTATCATCGGCACCATATACCAATTGTGCCACATATTTAATAGGACCTACTTCTGTTTCTAACTTTCGTTGGCCTAAGTTCAATTCGGCCTTTTGCTTCTTTAGTTCAGCAATCTTTTGATTGCTTGTGGCAATGGTGGAATTTAAATCTGTACGTTCATTACGTTGACTGTTACGTACTTGTATGGCACGTTCCACCCGACTACTATCATTCAAGTTACTAACAGCTTTATCTAATTGTTGTAACGTGGTGCGTGACACATTCACGTTGTCTTGTTCAATGGCGATTTGTGCATCAAGTAAAGCAATTTGTTCAGAATTGGCATCTAAGCCTTCTGTGCCTTCAGCATAAGCCCGGGTGAGATACCCAAACACACCAATGCTTGTGATGAAACTCAACACCACGATGGCAACAATGAAATATGTTCGCATCAACAAATTGGTCTTATTCCAGAAACGATATATCCAAGATGCTGACACCAACTTACCCAATTCCAATGCACTACCCATCAACCCTACGGCTACAGGAGCTCCAGGGAAAATGGCTATGAGACCCGCAATGGAAAACCATGCCGCCACAGAGCTAATGAATAATGCAGAAAAAAGAGTGAGTAATATCATTTTAAATGTTTCCTGTGAACCTTACACATGATCCAATCATTGTAGAATTTATCTGGGTGTTCTAACACACCATATTGAAACTGAAGTTTGGCCTCAAGATAATTGCACCTTCCTTTGTTGGCACACAAATGAAGTATCTCACGCTGGAAATGTTCTCCTCCAAGGGTAGCAATATCGTGTAGAAGCTCTTTGTTACTTCCGTAGTATTCTCGCCAGTCAGATTCCACTCGAACTCGCTTTCGTTTTCCTTTAACGGATTTTCTTCGAGCAAATGTGAATAGTTTCTTTCCAATGTACTGGCGTCCTGTTTGAAGGTTAGTGATTCGATATACGAATCCAATGATGTTGTCAGGAACTTCAGTAAACTCTTTATTTTCATATAACCACATAATCTAGTCCTCATAATGACTAGACTATTTATTCACTTGAAAAAAATGAAAGAGGGATATTTTTAAATGCATCAATTTTCATACCAATATACTTTCCTACTAAATTACCAAGTACATATATGGGAATTACTGCCCAATTACCTCTCATTAGTTCATCTAATGACCAATACATGGAAGACAATGACACCAAGGCCATCCAAATGCTATTGAATAACAATTTTGGAAGATTTTCTTCATAAGTGTATCGTATTTCCAACACCTTCAAGATATTGAAAAGCACCTGTGCACAAAATATTGTCAACCAAGTCATAAAGTTTATTCTTCCTCTTCATCCTCATTGAATTCATATTCTTCACCACCTTCTAACGTGTCACCACAAAATGGACAATATTCTAATCTATAATGGTCTTCATCCATGTCATGACGAACATTGAAATCGGCTTCGCAGGACATACAGAATATATTTTTATGCATTGTGTTCCTAACTCCTCGTTACTCTGTTTAATTTACTTTCTATTTTTGTTTTGTCTGTGATACCGAAAGCAAATTCACGTTTCTTTCCTTGCTTATATATCAAGAGCATAGGAACTGCTTTTGCTCCAGTGAAGTCTTTCACTTCAGGAACTTCATCAATGTCAACCTTATAGAAGGGAACTGCCGAACTATTCGACAGTTCCTCAACTACAGGAAGCATTTGTTGACAAGGAACACACCATGTGGCATATAAATCAACAACCACAACATCATGGGAAGAAATTTCTTTTTCCAAATCTGTAATGCTTGTGATGCTTTTTATCATACTACTTCACATCCATTGGCCGAACATGCAGCCTCGCCCTGAAGATTTGTCACATCTTCCATTTCTGTCACATCATCAAGATTGATGTTATGTAACACCTTCACAGCTTCAAGATATGTAGTTTCATCAACATCTTCAAATGGTGCTTGGATATATGTGTGGTCTGAATGAGGAAGAACGGAAAGTGCTGTGAAGTTTTCACGATTGTCCCACATCCAACGTCCCACTTCATCCCATTCATGTGGCTTGATGGTTACGGTTGTGGACACGTTGTTCTTGTTGGCACCCTTGCGATGACCTGGCTTCACCCATTCCTTCCATACCTTGGATACACGCTTCAACAAATCAAGAGCTGATTCTTGACGAGTCACGGCACCTTCTGGTGCCTTTTGTGGCACCTCAATGACAGCTTGAATGTTTGGCTTGAAGAATTCATCTGTCACAAGTTCTGGATGATTATTGCTGAGATAGTTGTAAATGCTTTCATTCTTACCGACACGAATTCTACGAATGTAGAAATCATTGTGCCAAGCATGAATGCCGCTACTCGTACCCAAGACGAGGGATGATGTGCCTTCGGGCTTCACGGTCGTGCAACGGGCCGCTGGCATCGTACCAATTAAGGACGATACACGTGCATTCTCCTCCTTCACCATGTTTGCAGCTTCCTTCATGTCCAGTTTTAACACTCCACCCGATGCGATTCCAGTCATCGAAACTCCGATGAGAGCTTCCTTCTCTGTCGTTCTCTTCCATATATCTCTCAAATAGTGAAAGTTTGTGTATGATGCCTGCAATGTTCCGATGAATGCTGCCGCCTTGGCACGTTCGTTCAAATCTTCTTGTGATTCAACATCGCCTGCGTGAATAGTTGTTAAGTTACAGAATTGGAATGGGCGTAATGAAATTTCTGCACATGGATTCATACCCCAATCCTTATCATTCGTGAAGAAGAATCCGGGTTCACCTGAACCCGATGCTTCAATCTTCTTCCACAAATCAAAGAAAGTTTCTTCTTCCACCTTGGAACGAACAATCACAGCTGAGTTGTTGGCACGACCACGTTGAGGAGCTGTTTCCCACCAGTTGCCGAACTTACAAGTCAACATATCATCGTCATCAATATCAAACAATGAAATCATGGCTGACCGACGAATACCACCTGCCAATACGGCATCGGCAATATAGCAAAGAATATCATGCACTTCTAGTGAAGTGAGTTGTTCGCCGTTTTCTTTTCTGTCAAGAATCTTTTGTACGTTATGTAAACAATCCTTCAAGGGTTCAGGACCAGGTGCCTTACCACCTGAGGTGATGAGTTGAGCACCCTTGGGACGAATATCACTGAAATCAAATACAGGCATTGCCTTGCCCTTCATGTAGGCAGTCATCAACACCTTAATGGCATCAGCCCAACCTTCAATGCTATCACCAATCAAATAGCGACGATTCTTGGTGGGCTTATTGATTTCAGGAAGACTTTCAATATGATGGCGTTGAACAGAATATCCTACGCCTGTGCCTGATAGCAATAGGAACATCACTTCACTAAAGGCATCCACGTGGTCAATAGGAAGGAAGCAGCAATTATACAAACGTGCATTGTTGATGGTGATGGGCTTACCTGCAAATTGTAAACTGCGCATTGAAGGAAGAATTTTCTTGTCATAAACAAATTGATAGGCAGCATCAATTTCCTTAACAAGATGTGGATACTTCTCCATATGCATATGCTTGTTTCTGTCCACAAGTTCTTTCCAATTTTCACGACGACCAAGTTCAGGGTCAAACTTGGCATACTTCATGAATATCGTAATGTCACTTAAAATCTTTGCGGGCAATTCCATCTTACTCATTGTTGGATTCCTGTAGCTGTAAAGCTCTTTGAATGTTGGGTGGGAAATATGTTTCGGGCTTTAAAATCTTACCATCATCACGGCGAATAACTTGTCCATCAACCGTCTTACTCATGTTTGATGAGGTGATTTCTTGCCATACAGGACCCATAGGAATTCCTAGAGTATTGCATAGACCGAGTATCACCCAAATTAAATCGCCACAAGCATCTGCTGTTTCTACTATGTCCTGTTTTTCAAATCCTTCTTCTAATTCTTCCATCTCCTCTCGAATGAGATTTAAATACAGGACAGCTTGTCTATAATTATCATTGGTGAAACTGGGTCTATTTTCAACTGCTTGACCACAGGCTTCCATAAAAATACGTACATCACTTTGCATTGTCGCTCTCATAATGTGAAAAGTTATTTATCAATGGGAAAATTTCAGAAATGGCTTTTGCACATTCTAGTGCAATCATTCTGTGTTCCTTCTGTGTTGCCTTGTCAGAACGTATATCTATATAGTGAATCCAGCTTCTTAATGTTCCGTTAACGTACATTCTAGATGTTGTCAAGCCTTCAGGAAGAACCGCACGAGCAACTTCCTTAGCGATACCTTGACTAATAGCCCAGTTATATACACCTCTCGTCTTTTCAATCAAATCCCACTGCATCTTATCCCACATTTCTTGCAGTTGAGTGTCACCTGTTTCAATGGAGTTCTGACGATTCTTCTGGTCTTGGAGTCGAGCCTCACGGGTTACAAACTCCAGTTCCTTCACAGGGTCGGCATATCGTTGACTGAATTCTTGAAATGTGAAACTTCTATGACGAAGAATCTGTCGAGCAATATCTCTTGTAGTTTCAATTTCCAATGTGGCATTCACCATCTCAAATGGACTCCAGTGTTTCCATTTGATAAGATATGAAATCAGCTTGTCTGCTGTTTCCATGTTATACTGATTACTAGGATTGCTGACCCGCGCACAATAGGCAATAAGGTCAGTGGGTGTTGCCACATTTTCTAAATCATCTGCACACGCAATGGTGTGAGAAATCAACTTCACTTTCATTAACAATTTCTCCATTCTGTAAATTTTAATTGTGCCATTAATCCTTGATATGTGTTTTCTTTAATGAGCCTTTCAGCTTGTTTACCAGATTGGACCATATCATTGATGTCCTTTTCTCGAATGTCACAAGGCCAGATGCAAACTTTATACCCGATTTTGATGTAGTGCTCCATAAGTCGTACCACTTCACTATTGCGAGACTGATTATCAAATACAATAGTAATTTTTTCTTTGGCAAATCCGAGACTTTCGATTTTTCCGAATCCTGTTCCAGCCACTGCGATACTGTTACCAATGAATAGGCTATCAATAGGACCCTCAACAATAATGACATCTTTTTCGGTGTTGACATTGTTCATCCCAAATAATAGAGGAGCATCTTCCTTTAACTTTATCATTATATATCGCAGAGCTTCACCCCGAATTCCTCGCATTGTCACTCCCGTGAGTTCACCGGATTCATCATAAAACGGGAGCAACAACCGAGGTTCTTCGGTCTTGATGGAAGAATACTGAGGTGCAATCTTTTGTATGTCCTTCACAGAAGGAATATAATATAATTCTTTGAATTTGTCAACAGGGATGTTTCGAGCCAGGCAATATTGCACAGCTTCATTTGTCTCATCCAATGTATCTAGCCGTTGAGCCACTTGTTCTAGCAAAGATTTAGGCTTGAATACAGGTTCCTCAAACTTCATTAATTCTTCAGCAGACTTGTGTGCCTTGGGTCCATTCTCTCCCTTGGCATATCGTTCAAACACATATTGTTGATAGATGTGTGCATCTAGATTTTTCAAGAATGTGCCGAAATGTTGGCTGGCATCACAATTATGACACTTGTAAAATAAATCATTCTTTTGCCGATAGAAATATCCACGTGCCTTTTTCTTATTGGTCTTGGAATCACCACAAATGATACAACGACAATTCCACAAGTCCACCTTTTTCTTTGCAAACAAAGGCAACTTATGGCTCACCATATTTAAATATTTTGTATCTATAAAATAAGACATCGTGTATCCTCCTGAAACGAAAGATACACGATGCGACTACTTTTGTCAAGTATGTTTAGTTGAATATCATACCAACAACTTCATGGGCAAAGGCACCAATAACAATGCTTCCACCCATCACCAACCACTTCCAACGTTCCAAATCATTGATTCGTTTTTCCAAATCAACTCGTTGTTGTGTTGTGGTTTTGGTTTCTTCGGTGATGCATTTTTTGATATCCGCCATACCATATGTCATAGCGGTCATGATGCGTTGTTCTGTTTCATTGATATCATCAGACAATTCACGGCTCACTGTGGTGATGCGTGAATGTAATTCTTTAATGTCACCTTGGATTTCTTGTCTGCGTTTTTCAACCAAAGTGAATAGTTCCTCGTCTATATCGTCCTGTTTGTTTAGCCGTTCTTCATGCACTGCCAACATGCGTGCAATATTATTGGAGACATCCCCCATTCGTTCAATGGCGGTGTCCAATTTTTCAAAAAGCGATGTCATTCTGTTGACATCGCTTTTCAATACAGCCACTTCAGTTTCTAGACTCATCTATTATTTCTTTTCCTTCTTGACCTTACCGCCATACTTTCTTTTTGCCTTTGGCTTTTTTACTTCTTCTACTGCGGCAACCTTTTCTTCAATTTCAACCTTGATGGCTGCAGGAGCAGGTTCAACAACTTTTTTAGAAACTTCAAAAGTCTTTGAAGGATGTTGCAAATCAGTGTATACATGATATGCAACAGCTACTGCACCAATCAATAAAAACGCTAAAACGAAATATAACATTTTATTTCTCCTATTTCTTTTTCTTTTTCTTTCTACGAAAGATTTTAAATTTCATAATGGGGTCATATTTTGCAATGGCTCCACTTCCCATGTTGTTTACAGGGACTTCTTCAGAAAATTGTTTGAAAGTTTTCATAGTTTTCGTAATTTGGATATGATGATTTCATCTAACTGAACATCTGTTTCATTTAATGCTTTTGTTATTTGATAATTATCAGGAAGATAATTAAGAAACACAAGAAAGGTTTTAATTTGAGGCCAATGTTCTTCTTCAATCTTGTAAAAAATTATAGGAACTAGTGATTCTTGAAACACATTATGTAGAAGAATAATATGGTTTAAAATCAATCGCTCAGAAATTTTTTCAGTTTTTTTATACCGGCGTAACAATCTTTTGATATACTTGAATCTTTTCAAATCATCTTGAAATTCACGAATTCCTGTACAACTAGGATTGTTATAATTTTTTACCGCATATAACAAAAACGTTTCATCATTTAATTCAATCATGTTTTAGAAATTAACGGTTGCAGTTCCTCCAAGAACATACCATTTTGAATCTGTGCTACGATACATCAAGATAGCAGAATGTCCTGGCTCAGAAAATTGAACACTTACAGCACCTATATTAGCTGATAATGTAGATGTTGCTGTGGCACTTGTACAAATAACAAGTTTCAATTGTCCATCATAGGTACCATCAGCAATTGTCAATGATGAGTTACCTGTATTACTTATAAAGGTTGTTGTTGACGTTATGTTAATGGCGCCTGAATTTGCCAATGTTTGGGTGGTGCCTCCCAACGCCAACAATCCTGAAAACTTTGTTAGCGTTGCAGGGAGGTTTGCCAATAATGTAGAAATAGTAATTTTCTTATCTGTATTTGATTGAATAAGATACAACACGTCCGCCGAGTTGACGGACGTGGCTGCGGTCAAATCAGTTACTTTGCTATCTGCCATGTGTTTTTATCAGGTGATTGTGAGTGTTACTACGCCAGATGTTACGTTGGCTCCGCCTGTTACAGACATTACGCAACGGAACTTGGCTGCATTCCATGTTGATGAGCTGTCGGTCATACCTGCATTGACACCGAGAGTTGCAGTATTGGCTCCTGTGAATACGCCACCTGCAGCGTTGATGTTGCTATATGATGAACCGCCATTAACTGAGTGTTGCCATTGATAAGTGATTGTAGCTGTTGAAGGAACAACTGATGCAACAACTGTACCCAAGTTGGCAATAGCTGCACCTGCTGCTGCTGACTTGGTGGCTGTTGGTTGTGTTACAATTGTGATAACTGCATCAGGGAACACTGTATCTTCATAGTCACCCATGTTGGCAGGTGAGGCACCATTCTTTGAAAGTGCTACTAGTGTTTCATATGTAGTACGTGAACCACGAACAGTCTTTGCAACCCAACCAGCATGAGCAATACCCTTAGTTGCTGCGGCTGCTTGAATTTCATTTGTATCTACGCCGAACACATTGATTGATGTGATGCTTGGATCACTTGCCAATGAAGTTGGCTTTTCGCTTAATGTATATTGTTGACCACTAAATGCTGAAAGAACAGCAATTTCTGGGTTGGCATTAAGTACTTGGCATGAAGTATCAGAAGCAATTGAAAGAATAATCATTTCTTGGTCACTTACACGCAAGAAATCACCTACAGCAGCTTCAGTTGTGAATCCTGTTGAAGAACCTGTAATAATACCACGACCGTAATCTAATGAATGTGTTAATGTGTGTGATGCACCAACACCGTCAGTTGTAGTTGTGATGTATACAGCCTTTAAAGCATCAGCTTCAGTTGAAGCGAGACCTACTGTGCTTGATGACAAATTAACAATGTAATAGGTAGAACCTGAGGTTAAACCTACGATTGAAGTTCCGCCGCCGTTTGAATAAGCAACAGCATCACCTGTTTGAAATGGATGATTAGCTGATGTGATAACACCTGAAGCGTGTGCAGTTGCACCATTAAATGTAATTGTAGGTGCAGTGAGTGTTACTGTACCTGATGACGTTTTATCGTCTTTAATACCCCATCCTGACATTGGTTATTCTCCTGAATTATAGAGTTGTTCGACTTTGTTGAAAAATTCTTTTACATTTTCATTTGGTATTTCGGACACATTTGTTACATTATATGTTCCCAATACTTCAAGAAATGCCTTTTCATATGATTCTCTCATATCTTTGGCATTATCTCTACGACGGCGAAGTTCTGCTTTTGCTCGACTTGCCTGACGCTTATCTTCGGGAGAAATTCTACCACCTGCACGAATTTTAGCTTTTACATTTGCAGCCAAGGAAGTTAACATCCCTTCAGGCATTTTCTTCAATTGGTCTTTGCCAACAGCTTCATTTGCAGTTTTCATAGGTGTGTCCTTTTGTGTAACTTGTGTACGCAATCTGCTGAAAATTACAGGATCGTGCATTGTCATGTCCATGAACTTGGACAATAACAATGACAATGTTTCTCTATCTTCAGGGGTAAGCATCACGCCTGTGTACAAACGGGTAAGTGCTCTGCGCATAATGTATAACCGTTGCATAGGCAATAACCCCAAACGAACCAAAAGTTCGAGTTGAGGAATTGCCATGGCTTCGTTGATAGGATCCTGTGATTCCATAAGATATTTTTGAAAATGGTATAATACTATTTATAATTACTTCAAACTAGCTCTAATCATCCAGGCGTGTTTTTCATGTTCAGCAATGCGTCCTGCCAAGAAATCCATCAATCCTTGTAGATTTTGTTCTTCTGCAAGTTTAAATGAAGTATTCAATGACTCCAGAACACTTTGGTTTGTTGTCTGTAAGTCCTCTAGCATACCTCTGACATTTTTACCATAGATTTCACTATCTTCTACCGTCTTGAATTTACTAAATGCAACCACTCCGTAAGGAACAGTGGCATCAAGTTTACGTATTTCTTCTGCCAATGAATCAATGGAATTGAATACTTCTTGGTATAAATCACCAAAAAATTCATGGAGTTGAGAAAATTCCATTCCCTCAACATTCCAATGATGTCCATGTGCCTTGAAGTATAATTCAAATGAATTGGCGAGTGTGATTCTCAATGCTGCAAGTAATTGTTCCATTAGCAATTCCATTTTCTAAGAGCTTTATTGATACGTGAATCTGGGTCACGAGCTGTCTTGGCTGAAGTTAAACGCTTCTTCATGCCTCCCATGCGGGCACAAAAACTCTTTCTACGTTTTGCTGCCTTGCTTCCTTTCTTCAACTTTGAGGGCTTTGTCGTAACTGCCATGGACAATTTTGACCCAGGATTTGCACGACGATATGATGCGATACCCTTTCTATTTAATCCGCCTGATTCGCTCTTACCTTCTTTTCTTTGCCATGCTGGAGCGGCTTCTTCAATGCCGTCATATTCTTCATTTTCTCCACCAGTTTCTTCACGTTCATAGTCATTGGCGCCGGTATAATCGGATACTTTATATTTTCTTTGATATTCATCCAAGTCATCCTCCATTTCCAATTTATGTTGGTGAGATGTGATGGTGATGTTGTTATCATAATCTTTTAAAGTATCACACATCATCCAAAATTCTTTTAAACTCTTGATTTTTGCAGGTGGGATGTCAGCATTTTCTTGTCCAGGTGTAACAGCCAACATCTTTCGTGTAAGCTCTGGACGACCCCATTCATTATCTTTTCCTAATTCTTCATTGGTTTTTTTCTTTTGACTATCCGCGTATTTTTCTCTGCGATAATCTTTTGATGTAATGCGTTGACCTGAAGGTGTATCAAGACGAATAAATCTTTCTGCCTTTGCTTTAAATTTCATCTTTGCGGAAAGTTCTTGGATGTCTGTATCTTCTGATACAGGAACACAATTAGGCACTTCCTTCCCATTTTTCATTTTAGTACCATATGCTTTATATCCTTTCCAACAAGGATTTTTCATATATTGTTTTTTCATTAGTAGGTTCTCTTGGATTTGGGAAGTTCTTTTCTTACATATGCCTTCTTGTAATACTTGGAGCGCTGTTTCACAACTCTTTCAGCAGCCGCCTTTTGTGTACTTGATAATTTACTTTTGTTTTTAACACCCACCATTTTATATATCTTTCGCACAGCTTCTTTGTCAAGACGTTTCTTAAAACGTTTAGCACTGGCACTGATTTTTGCTGCAATTTTCTTTCTACGTTCCAATTTCCAACGATTTTTTTCCATGGCTCGTTGTTTTTTATAACGACCCAGTGATGTTAATGCTTCGTTTAGAAATTCACGAAAAGAAATCATTTCAACATTACACCACCAACCACCACACCTGCCACAACACCCACAACAAATGAAGTCTTTCTACTTGGCAATTTAATACCAAACATTCTGTTAGGATTTTTTGGGGCAGGTGGGATGTTGTTTACAACTGTTTGGAGACTATCACGGGAAAGTGTAAGTAAGGATATTGCTGTATCTTTATTCTTTAAAGCATTTTCCAATTCTTGTATTTGTTTATCTTGTGTAGAAATTGTTGTTTCTTGTTTTGTGATAATGGAATCTTTTAATGGAAGTATTGCGCGTGCTAGTGTTAATGTATCCGTGATAGTCTCCGTTAACACTTGTGCTCGGTCCATCATGTTCATGGTCTCATTTCGAGATTCAATGGCTTGTTTCTTAAATGTGTTGGCACGACTTTGTGCGGCTCGTGCTTCATTATCAGCAATGACAATTTCTTGTGCTAAACTATCAGCATATTTGCTGGTAGCAGCTGCTTGTGTTTGAAATGTTTTATATTCAGCAATATATTTGTCCATCTCATCTTGTTTTCCATTATATTTTACAACCATAACTAATGCGAGGGCCCCCATAGCAACCAATGCCAGCTTTGCTAAAGGCAAAACAGCAGTTATAGTTTCTGCAAACAGTTTTGTTTTTTCTAAAAATGCCTTCACATTACGTTTCACGGTTTCTCCTTTCTACCTATTTATTACTTGAATAAAGCGTAGAATTCATTGAAGTGCTTGATTCTATCTGTCAAGCCAATGGTTCCACCGTTCACCTTCTTGGTGATGGCTGTGACTTCTAGTTCAGAAGCACCCTTGTCGGCAAGAGCATTCAAGCCACGTGAGTTCCAGAACCAAGCGGCTGAAAGTAGTGGATACTTTGTGGCAACTAAATCAGGTGTTTCAAGAATGTTTTCTGGAACCACCTTGTCGAAGGCACCATAGTTGTCCTTACCAGTCAATTGAATGTATCCACGACCACGATACTTATATCCTTCACCTGTGGCTTCTGGACCGTTGCCCATACGTCCACCATAGATGAGGTTGGCAATCTTTTCTGGCTTGCGTTCGTATTCCAAAGCCTTGGCTTCAGTTGGAAAATACTTCTTGAACAATCCTAACAAACCCTTGGCGCCATAGTTCAAATTTTCATTTACTGCCTTGAAGTTGCCTGATTCATGGCCACATTGTGCCAAGAAGTGACATAGACGAAGTGGGGTGTTGATTTGAAACTTCTCCATGACTTCTGGAATTTGTGTGATTACTGCATCAGGTACATGACCCTTGAGCTTTTGAATATCCATTTAATTATTCCGGTTAAGATTAACGAGTTTCACGCCATTGCATGGATGCATAGGCATGGGTATCAGCAGTGGTGCTTAAGTTTCTGGCAACTAAAGCAAACACATTACTTTCTGTTGATGTAATATTTTGACTGATGTAGGCACGTTTTGCCTTGGCGGGATCTGCAATGCTATCTCCTCCTGAGGCTTGTTTTCCTGAAGGATTGTTGGCAGCTACGAAACCACTGGCAAACAATTCACCGCCTGTTGTATTGAAACTGGTGCCTGCTGTGATGTTATATTCCACAACTGAACTACTATTGGCCGCTACCCAACTTCCTCCCGT